CCCTAAGGGCCTCCCGGCGTTCTACGTCCTTGCTCCTTTAACTGAAAGGTTGTTACCGTATGCGTAAGACTGACACTAGCAATTCTGTTAGGGTTGGCACATTATACCAAAACACGACTGCCACTCCTATCACAGATGTTCCTTATACGGAGCATACTGTTCTAGCACTTGGTGATCGTGGGCATTATGGCTACCCTGACTTTCCTCCGAATCGAGACGTAGGTGGTGCATTTAGCCGTTATGGCTATATCATCAACCGCTGTCTCGTGCCGGCGAAAGTTGCTAGGTTTGGTTATCAACCATCAGGCACTTTTCATAGTTATTATGATGGTGCTCTGGTCGGTCCTACTCCTCCTACCCCACTCGCTGTATCAGAACCTGATCTAAGCGGGTATGGTAATGAGGCATACAACAGGATGAAGCCTACTAAGCCTAGTTTCCAGGCACTTAACGCAATTTACGAGTTGCGCGAGGTCCCGGAAATGCTTAGACAGAGGTTCCTGAAGAATGGATTAAATGCGATAGGAGATTATTACCTAGCGCTCCAGTTCGGTTGGAAACCTCTGCTGTCTGATATCGTTAAAACTGTTAAAACTCAAATTAACATGCAAAAACGATTGAAGCAGCTCCTGCGTGACAACGGTAAGCCTGTTCGTCGAGCTATACAACTCAACGAAACGAATAATCTAACTTCGGACACGACTGCATCATCTTACGGCGGTGGTTTAAAACCGACGTTCGTGACTCAGTATTATCCAAAGATTGGAGTTATTCGCACCACGGATCGCGCCATAAATCGAGTCTGGGCTTCTGCCGAGTTTCGATATTGGCTTCCGGGTGGCCCCAGGGACATAAACTGGACTACTGCAATGATGGCTAGAATCTTCGGATTTCAACCATCTCCTGCAGTAATCTGGAATGCGTTACCCTGGACCTGGATGAGTGACTGGTTTTTCAACGTGGGGAACATATTAGAAAATATGGACTCCGGCGTAGCTAACCGGCTAGCTGCCGATTGGTTTTACGTTATGTGCCATGATGAACGCCGTCGGGAAATTGAATCCGTTGGCTACTTCTATGACACCGCTGGTAAAACTATCACTCTTTCAGGTACCTCCTCTAATACACAGTTTAGAAAGACTCGTGTAAAAGGGGATCCTTTCGGTTTCTTTACCCCTGAGAATACTCTCAGTGGTACACAGCTGGCGATCATGGGTGCCCTAGGCATCTCCCGTCTTCGTTAGTTATACCGTGCACATAGGTAATGTGCGAGTATGCGTAAAAAAGAATGGAGCTTCTAGTGCTTACTGATCCTCAAAGTGTCACCATCAATGCTGTGCCGATTTCTCTGCCGAAGACCAGTACTGGTCCCACGCAGAACATCTTTACGGCATCTGACGGTGTTACTTCGATGACGACCAAGCAGAATACAACTGCTGCTCGGTTTCGTCGGGAAGTCCGTGTTTCTCAGCATAAGGTCGTTGCTGATCCCATCACTGGGCTTAACAAAGACCTTGGCCTGAGCGTTTATCTCGTCGTAGACGAGCCACGCTCTGGATTCACGGACGTTGAGATCGGCTACTTGATCGAGGGCTTGAAGGGTTGGCTTACTTCTGCCAACTACAACAAGCTTCTCGGAGGCGAGTTCTAATGTTCGAGATGATAAAGAAGAAACTTTTGCTTCTCCTTCTCGAATATATTAATGAACTCGTCTTGGAACTTCACTCACACGTGAGTGGAGATTCCGCCGAGTAGTTCCAACTGTGGAGCAAAGCCTAGACGGTCCTGTTTCCCCCTATTTAAATGGAGGTTACAGTGAAAAGACCGACCATGCTCGTCGAAGCCATCCTGCGTCAAGCAGAGATGGACTTAGACTTGTCCGTAGAACGCGACATCGCAGTGATGCGACGTCGATGTGAACACGAAGGGTTATCGTTTTTGACGATAACTCTCCCTTCCTTATCCGATGCCCTCGAGAGAGGGCTCGAAGAAGGTCGATTCTCGTGTCCGACGTCTTTTAGTCGGCACGGAAGTCTCCCCCGTTTTATGGGAGGTTTCTTCAATCGAGTGTTCACTCGTAGTGGTGAGCTATGTCACGATGCTAATCCTGATGTTATTTTCTTTATCAGGCAAATCTGTCGCTTCTTCAAGAAGCTTAAGATTGAGTGCAGTCCTGCTAGAAATAGGGCCGCTACTCAGCAATTCGTGAACATAGAAGGCGAACTCCGCGAGATGACCTCTCAAGTTGAGAGAAAGGATATTCTCCTTGATAAGATTTCTGGAATCATTTGGTCTCAAGTTTTTCCTGAGATCGATTACCTTGATCTTATTTGTCATCACGGGCCTGGGTACACTGCAGATAAGTTGTCTCCCAACGGGAGATTCCGAATCCGCAACTGGAACCAGCGCTCGGAATTCCTCTTTCCCTCTGACCTGCACTGTTATCCCAATTATGGATACGCAGTCCAATCAGTAGATATAGG